AGTGGAAAGCTTCAAAAGAATAGTTATGGAAATGTTAAGATACAAGTCAGTATGTCCGAACGACAAACCAATGTGGCTGTTAAAGCTACAGATGACCATCAGTAACACTTACTCTTTGCGAGGAATAGAAGATACTGAAGAGGAGTGGAAACAGTTGAAAGACTTTGTAGACTGGTTTATTTCTAAGTTGTATGTTCGCAAAGACATAGCAGTGAAAAGCGATATAAGCACCTACCTTATGAGAGAAGATGGTCAGACCCAACTGCTTATCAAACGAAACGGAAAATTAATTCAAACATATTATATCAGTAAGTAAACGAGTAGACGAGTGAATGAGTAAACAAGTTATCAGTACGATTAACAAATCAACTTGTAAACCCATAAACTTGTCAACTAAAACAAAAAAGATTATGGCAACATTTTTAGACAAGTTCAAGAAGAGATTGCAAACATGGCATGAGGAACGTGCCGACAGAATGCAGAACAAACGACAGGCACGGCTCGATGCAGAGGCACGTGAAACCGTACAAGTAATGGAATTTAATGGTGAGCTATATGTGAGTGTACACGGCATACCTTTGTTCGGTCAAAGTGACCTTAGCGATAATCTTACAGAGGCTGTAGCTTCTGGTCGTAAAGCATATAAAGATTGGAAGGAGGAAAAGCTATGGGAGCAGTCGGGAACTACGCAAGGTTTTATACCCTGCTAAAAAAGATGCCTGGTGCTGATAAGGAAACACTGGTCTATCAGTTCACACAAAACAGAACAGTACACCTTCATCAGATGTCAGCAAAAGAGTATGATGCTATGTGTAGACAGATGGAGGATATTACGGGCTATGACGAGCGAAGACGCAAGCAGTATGACATCCTACGCAAGGCACGTAGCGGAGTTCTTCACCAGTTGCAGATATACGGCATAGATACGACAGACTGGAACCGTGTGGATGCCTTTTGTAAAGACCCACGAATAGCAGGTAAATCTTTTAGAGCATTGACAGTGGATGATCTCAATGCTTTGAACACAAAAATAAGAATGATCATCCGTAAGCAAAAAACAGATTAATATGGTAAACATTAAGAATCTAAGTAAAGAAGAGCGAGCACGGCTGCTCGCTGAGTTACAGAACGAAGAGAAGCAGAGTCGCATTGAACGCCGTGAGACCTACGAGGGGTTACGTGCTTCCTTTATGAAGGAGGTGAAAGAGAATGTGGTGGAAATCACGAACGTAGTAGGACTCTTTAAAGCGTGGCTTGAGCAGGAAGTTGGGGGCTTCGTTGCCATCATGAAGGAGTACGGCCAGGTGCGCAAGAACGACCAGCGAAGCTACACGATTACTGACGGCGATTTTCGCCTTGAAATCTCAAGCAATAAGGTGAAAGGCTTCGACGAGCGTGCAGACCTTGCAGCAGAGCGTCTAATCGACTATCTCAAGCGTTATATGAAGCAAAGCGAGAAAGGTTCGGACGATCCAATGTATCAGATGGCAATGACACTGCTTGAACGTAATAAGGCTGGTGATTTGGACTACAAGAGCATCTCTAAGCTGTATGAGCTGGAGGATAAGTTCGATAGTGAGTATTCTGAGATTATGACACTTTTCAAGGAGGCGAATGTGGTTCAGAAGAACGCTATCAACTACTACTTCTATCAGAAGAATCCAAAGACCAATGTTTGGGAACGCGTAGAACCAAGCTTCTGTAGGTTATAACAAACAAAAATCATTAACTAACTCCTGTTTAAGAATAAAACCGTCCATTAGTGTGTACGAACACACATTTGGGCGGTTTTTATTTGTAATAAGCAGATAAAAAGGTGTAAAGACTTGCAAATAAGATGATTATTTGTTAATTTTGCAGATATGAGTAAAGGAAGAGATAGTAAATTGATAGAAGCACGCAACAGAAGGTTATTTGAGCGTTACTTCTACTGGACGGAGGAACGACGCCTCCGTTTCGATGACACTATCCGCATACTTTCCAATGAAGAGTTTTATTTGTCTGAAAGCCGTGTGCTACATATCATTCGTGATATGATCAAACGTGGCGAGACGGTAGATGGCAAGCAGATGAAAGCACCGCTCTTCACAGGCTTTCGTGTTACACCTTCACGCCCATCTTCACGCGTAAAGAAGGTTTCTGAACCGTCCTTGTTTCCTTAACCATTTCTGACACTGTACACTCGTACATCATTTCATACACTTTTATTCCGTGCTTCCAAGTAAAGAACTTGGAAGACTTGCGTATCAAAGGAGCAGCAGTGCCAAGACTGGTTCCCTGTAGTAGCTGGTGCAACTGGTGTCGCATTTCATTACGCTCTCTGACAGCCTGTGTGGTTCCACTCGTTGCGTGAGTGTCATCATAGCAGTCTATGATAAGACGGATGCGAAGCCTACAAGTTCCTTTCTGTGCAAGCATTCCTATATCGCTCCATTCTGTCTGCGCTTCTTCTATAAGTACTGCAGGGAACGTTAGCGGATACATATCAGTATCTTCGTCCTCTATATTTTCAAGTTGTCCGTAGTCTTCGTCAATAACTGAAAGCGACGGCATTTTCTCTTTAAGAAAGTCTATCAGTTGGCAGAGTGTCTGTTCCATATTTATGTTCTACTTACAAGTTCTTTAATTTTCTCTAAACTCTCATCAAGCATCTTGTTAATCTTTGCTGTCAGCTCACGGCTATCACCAATGAACTGACGGCGTGGAATGCGTGCAGTGATATTAAGCTTTGTCTTTTTCGTGAGTGCGAGAGCCTTCCACATCTTAGCTCCAGAAGGTAAGTCTTTTGGAAGTTTCCCTTTGCCTTTCACGCCTGATAGTGCATACACCTTAGCCCATGCCATACGCCGCATACGTTTTGTAATAGTTGGATGCGTATTGATAGTACCACCTTCATTGTGAACAGCTGCGTAAGGTACAGGATTGGATATTGTAACTTGCCCAGGTGATGTTTCACTCTGTATTGAACGCATAAGATGATTGCGTCGAGAGGTAAGAGGAGAGTACTTTGCATCCGTCGTATTACCGTCCTGTCGTTTCGTACGTTTCCATTGGTGAACTCCTCCATCCGTGAAGCCACCATCTCGAAAATTCTGTTTGAAGTGGTTTGCAGCCACGACACCAACCTTTCGAGGAAGTCTATCCGTCACCTCCTTTTGTATCTCATCTTTGACACGTGAGATACGCCTTTCTATTTCTTTTGCATCCATAATATAATTTCCCTCGTTTTTATTTTGTGGAATGAAAATAAGTACCTATCTTTGTGGTGTGGGAGATATGACCACTGTAACCAGCCCGCGAAGCTGGAAATCCTCAGTCAAGGATTTTTCCTTGACTGTTGTATTTATATAGAGTTCCTTCTATATAGAAGTGTACTTCACTCTTATTATAAAATTCTTGCTTTAAGATATTCATACTTAATTTTTCAAGCTGCTTGAGATTAAGAGTCAACCTTTCTGCATGGTCTGTTATGCAAGCTATGCCCCCTTGAGCAGAAGCTTTGTTAGCATTATGTATTATATTCCCATAGGTTTCTGGAGACTTTACATCTATGAGCTGCCCATTGTTTGCAAGTTTTATGTCAGGAGTTTTTGTTTCTGACTTAAGCCCCAAAATCTGTCTTATTTCAACTTCACTTTTATGAATCTCTGGCAGAATCCACACTTTTTCACCTGTAGCAGCATACACGTTAGCTACTTCAAGCAATCTATTGTAATCTTCTGCATCTTTTGCTTTTAGCCTGTGTTTAAACACATTCTTTTCAACCTCCTCAAATTGTTGATTAATTGGCAAAGAGTATATAGCATGCTTCTGTTCTACTGTTAGCTTTTTAATATCCTCCTTTGTTGTTGGAATTACAAAATCGATTTTAGTACAGTCATAACAATGCTTCTTCTCATTTCTGAAGAATGTAACAAGCTTGTTTTTTAACCCCTTATTGAAAGGGCAACTATTACAATCCTTAGGAAAATACGGATGAGTGTCGTTGAATATATGCCCATCTTTACCCGGGTTGTTTTCAAGTCCTTTTTGTGGCAGAGGAGCATCCATATCTGCAGGACGATTTACAGGATCATCAGTAGCTTCAAGTGAGCACTTACAGTTCCATCGGTCGCCAGGGTGATGATTGTTCCAGAAAGGATCATCAATAGGCAGGGTAAGCTTTGCCATCCAATAGTTACGATGACTCCCTTCAGGGCTTGGTGAAGTCGTCGGCATCCATCGTAGGTTAGGCAGGATATCCTTGTTACGTTCAAACTCACGCCAGTCTGCAGCGTTGTGCGCACGGATAACAGCAGTGTCATACTCTGTACGAAGCCACGCACCGACGTGATGCGAGGTGATTCCCTTTACATCATCTACCCATTGACGGAAGGGTTTCAACTTACCATCACTGTCCAACAGCTTCTTCGCAATCTCTCCAGCCAACGAATGTACTTTGAATGCAGCGAAAATCTCATTAGAATGGCGCAGGGCACGATAAAACTCCTCATCATGTGTACTTGCAGCATTGCTCTGTGAAAGTCCCTCTACAGTCGCTTCGTTGATGACTTTAACGACAGCCGACCATAATCTGGGATCAATGCCTTCAGCTAATTCAGGCTTGTTATGGATTCTCTGTAGAAAAGCCTGCACAACATTAAATGAGATAGCTGGACTTTCGTTGTGGAAATGACTATGACCAGAGCAAGAGCAATGCTCACCATAATAGAGCGTATCAATCAGAAGTGCGCCCCTTTGTCTGGGGCGAGTTCGAAAAAACTTCTCAAATGCTGTTTGAACGCTGTTTTATCAGTGTTTTTGTCTTGCTTCTTTTTGTCATCATCATTAACCTGTAAACCCAGTTGCTCTCTGAAAGCAGCCTTTGCTGCTTCCTTCTCCTCTTTCAGCTGCTTGTAGTTATCAGGCTTAGCAACGCAGAAAGTTTCATAGAGGTAGTCGTCATCAATCGGAAGACCCATTGACGATAGCTTTTGAACGATGTCTATCTGCTGAGCTGGGTTAATCTTGTCTTTCTTCGCATAGACGAACTCACCACCTTCTACATTGAAACCAAGTGAGGTGAAAATAGGTCGCATATCATAATTGAGAATATCAAGGATGAAATCACGATCATCAGAGTTCATCTCATCCTCTTCCTCCTTGTGTACAGAACCGAGAGCCTGCGTTCCTGTTGACTTAGCGTCTGTAGTGAGCGTGTTTCC